TATAAATAGAGATGCAATAATGCAGTATGTTTTGGGTGTGACTTGTGACGGCTTTGTCTGGTCGATAGGCGATGTGGTGTCACCCAAAATCACCGCGAAGCCACATCGCCATAGACTTAGGAGGTACTATGATTAGAACAGGATTTATCGGAGGGTCAGATCTTTACAGCATTATGCGTGGAGATTGGCATGAGTTGTGGAAGGTTAAGGTTGGCATGAAAGAAGCTGATAACCTTGACCACATCTTCAAGGTTCAGCTTGGTTCATACACGGAGCAGTTCAACATCGACTGGTTCTGCCGTGACACAGGGCATGACGCATCGCAGCAGCAGCAAGAGTTGAAGCGTGTCATCAGCGGTGTGCCATTCAAGGGAATGGTTGATGCGTTTGTTACATCAGAGGAAGGCGCAGTATCTATCCTCGAATGCAAACACACAAGCAGCAATCGCTCGATGTCTGACATGCTTGAGACTTACATGCCACAGATACAGCTATACATGGCATTGTCACATCACGATCAGGCTTACCTGTCTGTCATCTTTGGCAATGACATAGAGTATTGCGCTGTTGGTTACGATGAAGATTACTTCACCACTGTTGTTGAAAGATGCCAGCAGTTCTGGCAGCTAGTCACATCTAAGACAGAGCCTACAGGTGAGGAAGCAGAATGGAAAATAGACTGGTCATCTGTTAAGATTGATGGCCTTAAATCCAGAGATGCTAACGATGATAACTATTTCATGTCACTAGCACATGACTATGTGTTTACTAATGCACAAGCAAAGCAGCATGACATAGTTAAAAAGGAGTTGCGTTCCCTGATTGCGGATGACGAGCGTGAGGTGTTCTGTGATCTGCTTACAATCAAGCGTGACAAACGCGGTGCTTGCCGCATCACAGTCAAGAATGAGGTACATCATGACACAAAATAACAAGCCTACATCAACAAAAAATTTAGCAGAGGCACTGCTTTCCTTCCAGAAACTAGCCGTTGTTGCAAAAAAAGATTCAAAGAATCCGCACTTCAAAAGCAACTACGCTTCACTAGAAGCTGTGATTGATGCAGCTAATGAGGCAACCAAGTTTGGTATTTGCTTTACGCAAGAGATCGACTTCGAGTTCAATGGCGAAGCTGGCATGACCTTTGTTCGCACAGTGTTGATACATGCACCATCAGGTGAAGAGCGTGTATCACGCACACCCATCCGTTCTAAGGATCCAACAGATCCACAGAAGATGGGCAGCGGCATAACGTACGCAAAACGGTACGGCTTGCAGTCTGCCTTTGGCTTGCCATCAGAAGATGACGATGGCAATCAGGCATCGCAAAGCAATAAACGTGAAGTTAAGTTTGTTAAACCCACAGCCAATAAGGAGGCATTTTAGTGGACTATGATAATACTAACAGGGGGGCTGTGTTCCCCCCAATGGAGCAGCAACGCCTGTTGTTGACCGGCAGCATTGACATGGATGGCGAGGGCAAGAAGTCACTAGCCCTTGTAACAGACACAGACAAGCAAGGCCGTGATGTGTTTGTTGTGTATCAGCGTGTTGGTGTGTTGTATCTTAATGAAGACGCAACCGATTCCAATAAGCAGCCAGCTTACTCTGGTCCTATGGACGGTGACATGCGGCTTGCTGCATGGCGTGCCGAATCAGATAAGGGTACTAAATATCTATCCCTTAAACGTGAAGCAAAGCAGGGGCAACAGACAACGCAAGCTGCCCAACCATCGAAGCCGGTACTGACTAACGATGAAGTGCCATTCTAAAAACAACATGGGCGGGGATAATTCCCCGCCTTTCTAATCGGAGGTTCTTATGGGCAAGCAACCACTATTCAAAAGCAAAAGAAACAAAGGAACATATGCATCACGCAACCCTGAGAACAGAGGATGGACATCTATTATGGGTTACGACAATGCAGAACGTGCTAAGTTCTTTGCCCCAAAAGAAAACAACCTACCAGACGATGCCTTTGCAGATGATGTAAATGCTGACGATGACGTAGGAACATACCACAAACGTATGACCGAAGTAGAAGGCGGCTGGTCTTCACTAGGTGAGTACGAAAAAACCAACAAGGAAACGTGATGAATAGAAAATACTTTATTAACAAGCTCAAAGAAACTGTTGATGAACGTGGCAATGACTACGGATCACCAGCAGAAAATCTGCAAGACATTGCATCATTCTGGTCTGAGTATAAAGGCGTACAGTTCAGCGTACAGGACGTTGGCATCATGATGATACTGCTAAAAATAGCACGCATCAAACAAGACAAGCACGCAACAAGGCAACGCTATTCTTTCGATAGCTGGCTAGACATTGCCGGTTATGCTCTTGTTACTACCGAAGCGATTTACGATATTGAAGATAATCAGCACCTTCCTGTGGGTCAGCAAAGCACTGCACCCATGACACAGGACTAGGATTATGCGGGTCAATGATCTGCATAATTGCTTGCCCAAAACGCTGCTGTTCAAAACCTTTGGTGAACGCATAGGTGTCATGGTATTTGTAACCTCTAGCCCTTGCAAGCCAAGTTGTGGTTTCCTCTTCTACGAGTTCGATCTGTCCCAAAGCCCAGTTATGTTTATGTCCACTTATATACAGCGAAGCATTGCTTTTAAATCTCGCCATCTTGTTCTGAGCATGAAGCGCATTCCACTGGCTATGCCCAGGCATATCATGCGCCGCGTGAATGCGACAGTTTCTGCCGTTAGGGAATTGCAACTCGATTCTGGCTTCCCAATCCTCAAGGACAGCATGCGGGCTGGCAAGCCATTTAAGGGGATCACCCGCGCCAGACCACATATCATGATTGCCGCCAATCAAAATCATCGGCTTCATCTCGTCAATTAACCACTCAACAAGTTTCCATGCAGTTTTATGGGATGTGTCTTGCTCGCCATACAAGCGTCCTAGACGGCCTACCCAATTATTCTGGTAGTCACCTAGGTTGCAGCCGTATATGTTGTCCTGTGAGTTAATTATGGCTAAGTGAGAGCGTAATGAATCCCAATCGCAGTAGTTGTCATCGATGTGGGGATCACCCATCCACAACAAGCCGATTGGTTCATCCGATTTCATCTTAATCGGAATCCATTTCTTTGCTTCTTTATTAGCTTTGCGTTTTTTAAAACGACTATGAAGCTGATCCACTATCTGATCGACAGGGATATCATCTTCAGGCATCGGAGTAAGTTCGTACTTAGGATCTTCCTCGTCTTGTTCTGCTCGTTTTAACCACCGATGGATGGTTTGGAATGGAATACCACTAGCGTCACTTGCAGCTTGTAATGTTCCAAACTCTTTGTAAAGATCTTTAGCTTTTTGCTTCTGCTCATTCGTTATGGTCATTACATTCCAACATCATTTGTTTCAACTCATCACCGCGAGACTTGATTTGTTGAAACCAGAGGGAATCTTGCATCTCCATTGCAGCACGATCATAGTCACGATCCTCTAAAGCTGCAATCATTTTCTTAAACCTAGAAAATCTAGGCCATCCAAGGTTAAACACCATCGATGCTAACACAAGCTGCGCTGGATGAGGCAAGTCACGCCACCAATCCATGCGATCATCAAGTTCATTGACGGCAACAGACACATCATCAGATAGTATCTGTAATGCAGCAGCTTCAGAGATTGGCTCTTGAAGGTTGTGACCGTAACCAATAGTAGGTACGCCAACAGTGTCAGTATACATAGTCAACATCTTGCCTTCATGCTTTGCAATTAAATTAGTTAGTTCATCAATCATTACTTGCGCTTTCCAATAAACTTAGTTGCACCACGCATAGCAAATGTCGCACTGACAATCAAGCCAAGGCTATATTGATACCACTCAGGCATATTGTTTAATGCAGTAAAACCATCAGCAACTATCTGCCTACCCCAATCGCCACAGAAAGCTAAGATCAATGGCACAGAAAAAAGCAGCGTAAGCCACTCATCTTTCCAGCTAGTCAAGCTACCTTCTGCCATGATCTTCTCCCACCCAGCTTCGTGGGTGGCAGCAACCTTCATGACTTCAGCTTCGGCACTTGCTTTAGCCACAGCTACAGCAGTCTTGCCCTTCTGTTCTTCTACTTTACGCTCAAGAAAAGAACCAGCTAGGTTAGCGATTGGATTGATTAGGGCTTGCCACATGATGTTTTCCTTCGTGATTCATCCACACTGCAAAAGCACCTGTCATTGCACCAGTAACAACAGACACAAGACCAGCCTGACTTGGGCTTGGGTCAGGCAATTCCATAAACCATTCAACTACACGCCAACTCATCAACGTCATAACAAGCATCATGAATCTAGGTAGTATGCGCCATTCAAGGATTTGTTTAGCACTCATTAAGACAGCATACCTTCTCTTAATGGTTTGCATTGCCATTTAATAGGCATTAAACCATGACCCATCTCGCCAATATTACGAGACATTTCCATAGCACGTTCTTTGCACTTCTTTTGATTTGCATAAGGACCACGAGTGTCATGAAACTCAATGCACTCAGTAGGTGCTGCTATCGCACAAGCAATTACGATTGCTTTAAACATCGCCTCGGCCAGTCAGCCTTTTGACTGTCTCAGTCTCCCAGATGCGCAGCAACCACCAACACAACGCAACCATTGCGGTAATCTCAGGCAGTGCCTCAAAGAAAGCACCAATAGTAATACCGCCAAAAGCTAGGTCAGCAGTTGTCTTGGTTTCTTCTGTCATTGTTATGCCTCGTCAGGCCAGTCATTGATGGGTGCGTTGCCAGTTGGGTTGCCATCAGCATCAACCGGCACATCATATAATGCCATAAACGCAGCCAAATCACTAGCCGCCGTAATCGCTGCCTCAATATCTCCACTGGCGTTGCGTACAGCCGCGCGGAAGTAAGCAACACTTTCCGGTATTGCTACTGTAGTTTCTGCTTTACGCACAACGTACCAGTCAGTTGGTGCTAGTAAGCCGCCAGCCTGTGCCTTGACTGTGGCAATGGCTTGTGACTTGAGGCCAAGCGTTACGACTTGATTGCCATTTTCATCAAGCAATGGATTGTTGTCCTCATCAACCTCGTTTACATCATCCAGTGCTTTAGCCACCCCAGCCGACCAGTAGAACTTTGAGTCAAAAGAGGCTGGGTCATCTTCCCAGACTAGCCCCTTGGCTGCTTTGGTTGCGTCATCCCAGACCATCCAGTTAGATGGGTGCTGGATTTGGTCATTGTCTGTCCACGCCTTACCAGCGCGGATAATACGACCTGAGTATTTATATGCCATTGGTATCTCCTATCTGGCGTTAGCGTATTTGAATGGTGATTCGGCAAAGGCGAGGTATATAATTGTGTTGCCTGACCCATTTTGACCAGTGTATGTGTTTGACACCTTGAATCCATTGCTTACAAAATCATATCCATCATTGCCAGCACCACCGTATTCTGCATCTGATGCACTTGGGTAAAGATAATTTTCAGCTTCGTTAAAAGGGTTTCGTGTACTGTCTATTATACTCCAACCAGAGGAGTTGTTGGTATTCTTAAACATAACCCAAGCTGGCCTAAACCCTGTGTAAACAAACGGCCCATCTGTGCTGCCGTTGCCTGTGTAGGAACCGACCTTGCTGAAGCCATCAACCGAATGGAAGGCATAACAAATGTAAGTGTTACTGCTGTCGTTGACATAACCGCCTGTGCCTACACTAAAGACGGTTGAAGTCGGGGCTGTATCATTGAAATTAGAAGCGTCATCGTAAACAGCGCGGGTATCATCTAAATATAGCCCTTTATGAAAAGGGTCAGAGGCAGCTAAATTATGATGACCGACAACCCATTGTGATGTAGCGTTACGCTCTTTGATTATAAGCATCTCAGGCGCACTAGACAAACCGTGACCTACAGTAGCGTTAGCCCCTGTGCCAGTATACGAAACAATGCTAAACCCTGCGTCAGTATTCGCAGACACTTGTGACGTTACACTGCCATCGGTATTGCTGACCGCAGTGCCGCCAGCTTTCCAGTTCCAAGCTACAAAGCTATCTCCTGACCCGTTTAAGCTTGTAACAGAACCATCAAAAGTAAATCCATCACTGTCAAAAGATGTCATCCCACCCATTGAAGCATTTTCTGCATTTGTTAAATCGCTAAACAACCCCTTGCCAACGCCCCTTACCGCATCCTGCAAGATATTATTGTCTGCGCCACTCCTCATTTTAATCCAAGTCCAGTCAGGCTGAAAACCAACACCAGTGATGCTCTGCGTAGAACCATTACCCGTATACAACACCGTATTAAAATGTTCCGACCCATCAATAATCGTACTCGTTGGAAGGTTTGCGGAACACAACGAAAGAAACCCAGACGGTGGCGCATAGGCAAAGTCACCAATGCCGTTGGCATCTGTGTTGCCGCCAGCGGTGGTTGCGCCAGCGAAGGTGCTGTCTTGACCGAAGTTGAACGTATGACTAACGCCAGTAGTCGAACTGCCGTAAAATGGCTGCATTGATTCATCAGTTGGCACATCGGTAAATGCGGGATTAGACCCAGCAGCAGGGTCTCCAGAAGCGTAGTAAGTGCCGTTTTTACCCGCATAAAACTTTCCGTTATCCAAGTCAAAAGCAAGTTGTAATATATCACCTTCTGATAATGTAGAGCCGTAAGACGATTCTCCAGAGCCATTGCCAAATTTTTGCCCATCTGTAGCAACTCCCCAAATATCACTAAAAAAATAAGCATCAATTGTGTACTGCGAAATAAACTGGAATGTAGATTTAGCCATTCCAAAAAAGATATTAGTCCCAGTGCCAGCCGACCGAACTTCCCAGTACCATTTTCCACCAGTGACACCAAGTGTGCATCCAACGCCATTGTGTGCATTTGCGGGTGATATACCTTGTAAGTTGCCCTCAGATAATGTCATCGAATCGTTATCAAGAGGATTCATCACACAAAAGTTATTCGCCGGACTGTCAGGCAAGCTATCACGATAGTCTAGGTTGTTAGGCGTCCAGTGGTTTCCCTGCCCAGATACGTCCTTCCAGAACGCTGCTTCGCGTGTGTCGGCAAAGGCCATATAGATGTAGGTGCCGCCAGATGCGTTCCAACCATCTCCGTTAAACTTTATTTGGAAGCCTGTGTCACTTACGTCAAAACCTTTGCCAGTGTCTTCTGCGTTGCTTAGATTAAGGTATAGGTGTGCGTCCACAGGGTTTGCAGGGTCCCGTGTGGTGTCCTGAATTATCCAGTTGTTAGACACATCAGTGCGCTTGATGATGACCATAGAAGGCCTGAAGCCAGTCGTCACTGTCGGCCCTGACGTAGAACCGTTGCCAGTATATGACCCGATGGATGAGTAGCCAGCCACCTCTG